GAAGGAATTCTTGGACCAAACCTAGAACAGGTAGTAGAAGAAGTGGATGAATTTTTTCCACCAGTTAATCCCACACCATCATGGACAGAAAGCGAGATCTTTTATAGAGCTGGCCAACGGTCAGTTGTGGAGTGGCTTGTAAACCGTATTACCAAAGAAGAAGATGTGCTTTAACAGACCAAAACCTCCAAAGGCACCAAAGCCAATTGCAGTGCCACCAACACCTCCCGCACCACCACCACCAAAACCACTGAAACCACCTAAGCCTGTAGATAAAGAGACAAAGCCAAACGTCCAATATGGCTCGAAGAAAAAACCTTCGATGCCAGGTGAAAGAACAGGAGTCAGTTCCTTGAGGATCCCACTGAACGTGCCAGGAGCTACTAATAATGGAGGACTAAATGTCAAGGGCTAATGCAAGGGAGACGTATGACCGTCTCTCGGGTGCCCGTAGTCAGTTCCTGAATACAGCAATTGAATGCTCAGAGCTGACATTGCCTTATCTGATAACAGACGATACACATACAAGCAACTCACGGAAGGTGCTTAAACAGCCGTGGCAATCAACTGGAGCCAAGGCTGTCGTGACCTTAGCCAGTAAGCTGATGTTGGCCCTCCTACCTCCTCAGACTACCTTCTTCAAACTACAAGTAAGGGAAGATAAACTAGGTGAAATGGACTCGCCAGAGATCCGTAGTGAACTGGACCTTTCATTCTCTAAGATTGAACGGACCATCATGGATTTCATTGCTGCGTCTAATGATCGTGTAGTTGTCCATCAGGCAATCAAACACTTGATTGTGTCTGGCAACTCGTTGATCTTTATGGGTAAGGAAGGTCTAAAGAACTATCCACTCAATCGTTATGTAGTTAATCGTGACGGCAATGGGACTGTCATTGAGATCGTCACGAAAGAACTGATTGGCAGAGAACTGCTAAAAGATGTTTTACAAACAAACGATCCTCTGAAAGTTACAGACGGAAAACAAACTGAAGATGATGATGTTGAAGTGTACACACACGTTCGCTTAGAAAAGGAGAAGTGGGTATGGCATCAGGAAGTACAAGATAAAGTAATTCCTGGCAGCAGAAGTACAGCACCTAAGAATGCTAATGCTTGGCTTCCTTTACGCTTTAATTCCGCAGACGGTGAGGACTACGGTCGCGGTCGCGTAGAAGAATTCCTAGGAGATTTCCGTTCGTTAAATGCTTTAAGTCAAGCCTTAATAGAAGGCAGTTCAGCAGCTGCAAAGGTTGTATTTTTGATCTCACCATCTAGTACAACAAAACCAGCAGCGTTAGCTAAGGCAGGTAACGGAGCTATCATTCAAGGTAGACCAGAAGATGTGGCGGTTGTACAAGTCGGTAAAACTGCAGACTTCACAACAGCTGCAAACATGGCACAGTCAATTGAACGTAGGGTTGGTGAAGCATTTCTACAACTAAATGTACGTCAATCTGAACGCACAACTGCTGAAGAAGTCCGCCTCACACAACTCGAACTTGAGCAAGGTTTGGGAGGATTATTCTCTCTGTTAACTGTCGAGTTCCTTGTACCTTATCTAAATCGAATCCTTCTAGTTCTACAACGTAACGGACAGCTACCTAAGATTCCTAAGGACTATGTAAGGCCAGCCATTGTAGCTGGTGTCAATGCTCTTGGACGAGGTCAGGACAGAGAAAGCCTGACAGCATTCATGACCACCATTGCACAGACATTAGGTCCAGAAGCACTTCTGAAATACATCAACCCAACAGAGGTAGTAAAGCGTCTAGCAGCTGCTCAAGGTATTGATGTACTGAATCTAATCAAGACAGAAGAACAACTTGCTGGAGAGAAACAGCAACTGGAACAAGAGAGAACACAACAATCACTAGTTGACCAAGCAGGTCAATTATCTAAATCACCAGTGGTTGAACAAGCCATGATGGGTGAGGAAGAAGAACCACAACAACCACCAATGTAATATGAGTGAAACGCTTACATACGACAATACACCTGATGCTGAAGTACTAACTGCCGATGAACAAGATTCATTGGCTGTTGGCGAACAGCTAGAGGAGCAACAAAATGAACTCCTAGCTGGTAAGTACAAAAATGCAGAAGAGCTTGAAAAAGCTTATGTAGAACTGCAAAAGAAACTAGGTGAAACAGACAACGAATCGGAGGAGACCGAACAAGAAGAGCCCGAAGAGGCAGAAGAACCGACAGAACAATCAGCCGCTGCTGAACTGATTTCTAATGCTTCTGCTGAGTACGCAGAAAGCGGAGAGCTAACTGCTGAAACAAAACAGAAATTTGCTGAAATGAGCAGCCAAGAATTGGTTGATGCTTACATTGAAATGCAGGCAAATGCTCCAGAACAAGAAGCTGTACAGGAAGCTGTAGAAATTTCCGAAAGTGAAGTCAACCGTATCAAAAACTCAATAGGCGGTGACCAGGCCTACGGACGAGTGATGGAGTGGGCGTCACAGAACTTGGAACAAAACCAAATCAATGCTTATGACAACATCGTTGCAACAGGTAGTGCTGATGCAATCGAAATGATGATTGCTGGCTTGAATGCACAGTACGAAGCTAGTAACGGCTATGAAGGACGAATGCTGTCCGGCAAGGCTGCTACACAAAATAGTGATGTATTCCGCAGCCAAGCAGAACTAGTCAATGCCATGAGTGATCCTCGTTATGAGAACGACTCTGCATATCGAAATGATCTGCTTGAGAAACTAGATCGATCAGACCTTAACTTCTAAACAACTGATGCTTCTACTAGAAGATGCTGCTAAGTACTACAAAGGTTATCAACACCAACGTGGTGCTTGGCAGTGGTTACAAAAAGAACTAGATGAAAAAACACTAGAAAAATTTGCAGCCAAATACAGAGATACAAATACTAAAAAGAACCCACTAGATGTGGTCTGGCAATCTCAGCTAGATAACAAAAGTCAAACTGGTTACAGAGAGTGTTTCTCATCAAGCATGGCAATGATCGCTATGTACTACGGCAAGGTTGCTAACGATGATGAGTACAATCTAATTCGTGCATGGCATGGTGATACCACTAGTGCTGAAGCACAGCTAGCAACTTTACGTCACCTTGGTTTATTCCCTAAGTTTGTAACTGATGCAAGTGTAGAAGATCTCAAGCAAGAGATCGACAACAACAGACCTGTAGGTGTTGGTTGGCTACACAAATCTCATGTCTCTCAACCAAGCGGGGGAGGGCATTGGAGTGTCGTCGTAGGTTATAACTCAAGGGGAGTAATAATGTGTGATCCGAATGGTGAAGCTGACTTAGTCAATGGAGGTTATACCTCAAATAAAAATGGGGACAAAATTTTGTACTCATATAAAAACTGGGAACCCAGATGGAGCTTTCCTTCGTATTCAGATGGTTGGTGCATGATCGTAAAACCTGAATAAAACTATGACTAAATGGAGCCTTATATTTGTAGTTTGGTTATTAATCTTTATCCAAGCTAAACATGTACATTACCTGTACACACATCAAGCGGCCCCCTCAGAGGCCAAATAATATCTGATTTTTCCTTGTTAACTCCCAAGGAATGGTTACGGACCTAGGACTGGAAAAACCTAGGGTCTGGCAGTGAGGCACCTCAGAGAAGGACTTCACTGCTATTGGCATCGGCCCCTTACGAGGGATACCCTTTGCCGTCTAGACGGTGGGAATAGACCACAACAACTGAACGTTCGGAATAGGAATACAAACGACTTAATTTATTTTTAATTTAAATGGCACAACAATCTTCAGTTAATCCAGCTCAGTTGGTTAACTTAGGCCAGTCTAATCTGGCAGGCGACAAGCGAGCTTTGTATCTCAAGCTTTTCAGCGGTGAGATGTTCAAAGGCTTCCAGCATAATACAATCGCTCGTGACTTGGTCATGAAGCGTACACTTAAGAACGGCAAATCTCTCCAGTTCATCTACACTGGGCGCATGTCGAGTGAATTTCATACGCCGGGAAATAGCATTTTAGGAAACACCGATGGTGCACCTCCAGTAGCTGAGAAAACAATCACCTGTGATGATTTGTTGATCAGTTCAGCTTTCGTTTATGAATTAGACGAGACACTTGCGCATTACGAATTGCGTGGAGAAATCTCCAAGAAGATCGGTTATGCACTTGCAGAAAAGTATGACCGCTTGATCTTCCGTGCAATTGCGCGTGGAGCACGTCAGGCATCCCCTGTGAGCGCTACCAACTTCACAGAGCCCGGCGGTACTCAAATCCGTGTTGGCGCTACTGCAAACGATTCTGATGCGTTTAACGCTGACAATCTGATTGGAGCGTTCTACGACGCAGCTGCTGCTATGGACGAGAAAGGTGTTTCAACTGATGGCCGTTGCGCCGTGTTGAACCCACGTCAGTACTACGAACTGATCCAAGCTGTTGGTTCCAACGGTCTGGTCAATCGCGACGTACAAGGTTCCGCATTGCAAAGTGGTAACGGCATCATCGAGATCGCTGGTATCCACATCTACAAGTCAATGAACATCCCGTTCCTTGGCAAGTACGGTACTAAGTACGGCGGTACAACTGGTCAGGTATCTCCTGGTAACACTGGAGACTTCGTTGGACCTGCTCTGGAAGATGCTTCTGGCGCTTCTACAGGTATCAACAATGACTACGGTACTGCTACCGAATTCGGAAGCAAGTCCTGTGGCTTAATCTTCCAAAAAGAAGCAGCTGGTGTTGTCGAGGCCATCGGACCTCAAGTGCAAGTAACCAGTGGTGACGTAAGTGTCATCTATCAGGGTGACGTACTCCTGGGTCGCATGGCCCTCGGTGCAGATTACCTGAACCCTGCTGCAGCTGTTGAGCTGTACGTTGGTGCAACTGCTCCTTCTACATTCTGATATTTACTATCAACTTATGGGGTCTCTTCGGAGGCCCTTTTTTATTAACCTTATCGGTCTCCCATGACAACGATTACACTCGATACCGAACTATCCGCAGTTAACTCAATTCTGGCGAGTATCGGTCAAGCACCAGTAGCAAGTTTAAATTTCACCAATCCAGAGATAGCAATTATCTATGAGATTTTACGTGAAGTAAATATTGATGTTCAAAGTGAAGGCTGGTCATTCAACACAGAAGATCATGTCAAATACATTCCAGATGCAAACGGAAACTTCTTAGTACCTGCGAATGTAATTAGATATGATGTATCAGACGGGCAGACAAACAGGGCAACAGATGTCGTTACAAGAAACGGGAAATTGTATGACAAGGTAAGTCACACAGATGTATTCACCGAAAACCTATTTCTAGATGTTGTAACACTATACGAATTTAATGACCTACCTTCGGTTTTTAAACGATACATCATTCATAGAGCAGCAGGCAGAGCCGCTACTCAACTGATAGTTAATCCCGAAGTAACGCAACTGCTTGCAGTGCAAGAGAGCCAAGCCAGAGCAGGTTGCATGGATTACGAATGTGATCAAGGTGACCACTCATTTATGGGCTGGGAAGATGGAACTACATACCACGCATTTAAACCGAACAACGCACTACGTCGCTGATGGCAAGTATTACTCAGAGCATAACTAACTACATTCAAGGGATTTCACATCAGCCTGATGACATGATGACTCCTGGTCAGGTTCGAGATTTAGAAAACGGACTGCCAGATATCACTAGCGGTTTGATCAAGCGCAATGGTGCTCAATTCATTGCTAGCTTAGACTATACAAATACGGGTGGCACAAAGTCTGCAGCAAATACAGGCAATTGGTTTTCCTATTATCGGGACAAATCAGAAGGAGGATACATTGGTAACATCAATGGTTACGGTGATATCCTGATTTGGAAATTAGATGGAACACCAGTCACTGTTTACAACATGGACGTGTCTGGAGGTTCGGGTACTACTAGGCAATACTTAACTAATAACGGAAACTCAGCGGCAGAGGATTTAAAGTTTACAACTATAAATGACTATACATTTGTAACGAACCCGAAGGTAACAGTCAGAGTAGATACTGGACGAAACTCATCAAACAACAACCCTTGGAAACCAGAGTTCTATTGGACAGATAGTGGTCTATGGCAATACGGAGCGGCGCATGATTATGTAGCTAGAGAACCTTGGCCAGCTACCTCAAGTGACCCACTAGCAACTCGTAATGTGTCAAGGAATGAATTACCTTACAAGAAGTTTTTGCAGTTAAAGCAAATACAGCAGGGTGTCGAGTATGCAGTAAGAGCAGAGCCTAGTACAGGAAGTGCAGCCTGGAGTTCAACACCAACATATGCTGGTGGTGTCACGAACACAGCTGTAAGAGTCAAAGTCAATGTTACTGATACTGGTAACGAAGATGGCGACTGTCCAACAGTAGGCACAGGAATTTATAAATTCACCTCTGTTGGCGGTACAGCTAAAGAAGAGGCTATCTACATACGCATTACACAGACCGGTCAATCACATATTAATCCTAGCTCAACTAATATAAATACTGGGAACGATTACAAATGTACCTACAATTTCCAACATGACTTACTTTATGGGGGAAGAGGTTGGAATGTTGGAGACACAACAGATACACTGAATGGTCCACTCACTGTTGCCACAGCAGAT